GACATCACTTTCACATACCAAAAGGATGAATACTATGTCCATCTCCTATGGGATGAGCGTGAAGGCTACAAAATGTGGTGGTTTAAAGATGAAAACCACGCTGAGTACAACCTTGAACCTGAGTGGGTTCCTACCTATCAACCAAGTGAAGGGGATGATGGGCAATACAATTTAGCAATTCAACTGGATGCCTTATGCATAGACAAAGGCGAAGGATTGATTGTTAAACATACAAACAACCGTTTAAACACAACAGAACTGGAGTCGCTATGACGGTGCAAGTGTACGAAAATGGCGTACTAATTTGGTACGACACAGCAAACGCATTGGATGGTGTATTGCGTAGGGTTGGCAACCTTGCACATGCGTATCCACAAGATAGTTTAATTCAATCGGTTGCGGTTGATGCACAAAAGATACGAACCGAAATCAATACTGCTATTGAAAACAGGTGGCATCACAAACCTGCAAAGGAGAGTGTTTAAACATGGCTAATCATCCAGCAACCAAGGGTGTTGTCCTTTATCCTGACGGAACATACGCACGCAGGGTATTTGACTCACTAGAAAAAATGCAGGAAAGTGTGGGCGGACTTATTGAAATCATGCGTTTGCCTAACGCAACTGCATACATAAATGAAGAAGGCAAGATACATGACCTTGACTTCAACAACAACGCAACGCTGCTATGCCTACTGGCTGGCAACATTACATACTGGGACAACATCAAAGGCAACATGATTGTTGTTGGCACAGATGATGGCGAAGGCTACGACACGGACATCTCGGACTATTGGTTAACAACTATTGAAACCTTTTGGGAACCGAGAGAACTACATGAGTGGGAGAAGGCAGCATGAAACCTAACGAAGCAAGCAAGTACAATCCCCTGATTAAAGAAACCGCAAAGCCATCAAGACAGATGCGTAAGCGTAAGTTTAAACGCAGCAACCTGACTACCCGTGGAGTTAAAACGGTAGCAGCAACAGCGTTTGCATTGGGCTTACTCGTTGGCTACCAAGCAGCACCAAGTAAAGCCATCTCATCAGCCACCCCACCGCAGCCAGCGGTTGGGTTGGTTGCTTATCACACTAACGATTACCAATTACATGCCATCAATCTACTTATGCAACGCAATCAAGTAGAACAATGGTCGTGTTTGTGGGCGTTGTGGACTGCCGAAAGTAATTGGCGCAGCGCAGCACATAACAAATCAAGTGGCGCATACGGCATAGCACAATTCATGCCAGCCACATGGAAAAATGTCGGATACGAAAAGACATCTGACGGTTTCATCCAAGTCCAAGCAGGGCTTGCTTACATTGACCACCGCTACGCAGGTTCCCCGTGCAAAGCATACGCACACTTCCTTGCCAAGCGGTGGTACTAATGTCGTTTAAACCACAACATCATAGAGTAATAGCAAGTAAAGAAATAACAGACCTTTCATACAATTATCTTTCGTATAACTCAACCGAGTTTGCGAAGGGTAATTGTGTGGGGATTGATACGGAATTGTTTTATCCTGAGAACAACGAACTAACAACAGACCAGCGAGCGTTGTTTAAACGGATGTGCGGTGATTGTCCAGTCAAAGCCATGTGTTTAGAGTGGGCATTGTGCCATGAACGAGAAGGGATTTGGGCAGGCACTAGCCCCCATGATAGAAGGCGGATACGACACGCTCAAAGGATTGGAGTTGCTGACCCATCACTTGCAAGCAAGCATTTAATCTGATAAGTTTTACCCTGAACAACACCCAATGGTTCCAGTCCCAGCGGGTGTTGTTCCTTTTATAGCCCTAGTTCTTTAGCAAGCATAAAGACTTCATCACTTAATTCATCAAGAGTTCCATCATTGTAGATTACATGTTTAAACAAATGATTATCCATTGCATGCTCTGAGATGTGATGATTAACTGGTGCGTGGTTATGACGATTGATACGCCATACATCACCACCTTTATTCTGAATAGCCTTGGCTTCATTAGGAAAGCGCACATCAGAAAATACTACTCGCTGGTATTCGTCTGCTCGTTTAAACGCTTGGTCAATCCAAAATGTTTCACCAAATAATTCACGACCAACATCAGTTCCAAATACTTGCAGCAACCTACGGACTTCCGCATTGCCCTTGGCTACATCCCAACCATACTCATCAACTAAATCTGCAACACGATTACCACTTTCAAGAAAAGGGTTCAATGTATAAACAGCATCACGCATAGGTAGCGCAAATGAAATGCGCTTGAACCCATAGTTTAAACACAATAGTTCTGCAACTGTATCTTTACCTGATTGGGCATAGCCCGATAATCCGATAATCATTATTCGTACCATCTCACTTTCGGATAGACTGTTATCTGAATAAAAAAGAAAAGAAAATCTAAATGCAAAGCACGGGCAAGGACTAATGCATCATTGGTATCCTCTATCATCTCAACAACTGGGTAGTAATCAAAGCCTAAACCAAAGGCATACAACTTGTTTAAACCAACATTAACGGATGCTCTCCCAAAGTCTTTCACTCTTGCCTCTGCGTTTCTGCTCTTGCCTGAGCGTTTGACTTGACTGTTCTCCTACGGTTTGTCCAAATCGGTGGCTCTCCACCTAACCTATCTTGAAGTTTCTTGATAGCCCTATGCACACGCTTGCGTAATGCTTCCTCGCTCATCTCATACACAACGGCTAACACATCAAAGTCCATGCCACCATTGGCGTATCGTTGCCGGAGAAGGTTCTTGTCTTGCTCGTTTAAACCATGCAATGCGTTGGCTACATCAGATAGCAAAGCCATACGGTTATTACCTTCGCTTGGTTTGCCACTCTTGCTTATGAACTCGCTGCTCAAATCAGGTGCATCTAACCAGCCTTCGTAATCCCATACATCTCGTAGTAATTCATGCAAGATAGCAGGGGTATAGTAAAAGAAATCATTGGTAGATACACGGGACTTGAAGGCACGCTCTTTCGTTGCGAACTTCTGCGCTTCATTGGCAAATGTGCGGCGTAGTTTAAACGGCAAAGACTCTTGCCCGTTCCACTCATCAATCTTGTGCCAATGTTCTAATGACCACAGGATTAGATGCTGAAAAATGTCGTCAACGGAAACAGCGTTCTTGTTTATCTTGGCTGAATACCGAGATGCAGTCCTCGCTAGTTTGTAAACGGTATCCCAAAGCGGGGACTGCTCAACATCCTTTAACTCCACTCTTACTCCTTTATCACTACATCTAACCAGTAGCGTTTAAACATCATAGCATTAACTCGCACCACAAGGTCGCGCTCATTGGTGTCGTGGCGAACATTAAACTCAGGCATCAACCCAGCCAGTTCTTTGACTGGTATCAGTAAAGTTCCATCAGTAAATCTAAAACAAATACGGTGGAAAGTATCAGGGTTATCTAAATACGGTGGGCTAATCAACATCTGCTGCAACTTATTAAATGGAAAGATTGCTGGGATACTGCTATCTATGGACAGCCACTTAATCTCTATGTCGCCTAGGTAGTTCTCTCTACCGTTGTCGTGCAACCAAGTTAAATGAAAGTCGGTGAAGTAAAACCTAGGCGTAGGGTAGAAGCGCCAGTTCGGATAGAGCCTAGATAAAGCGTGAACGGCAGTAGTTTCCCGTCTGCCGTCACCGCCCACCTGACGGATAGGTTCCAAAAACTCAGGCATAATGCTTGTTGTTTACTATGAATTGACCCTTGTGTAGATACACAGGAGTAGGAAATACTTGACGGTCTTTGATTGTTAACAAACCAAATCCTTGTTGCCAGTTGGCAGACCCGCCCACATAGTGGGCAGCGTTTAAACGCATCATGTTTCCCACCTCAAATCCATACAACTGTTCCGTCACTTTTCCATTTACTGATGTTGTAAACGCTTGCAAACCCAAACGGTGCGTGTGTCCACAGACGACACTCTTGCCAAAGCGTTTTGCCAAATTCATTGCGGTTCCACCTGCGATACGACTTAAAGCACCTTCGTCACCGTGAGCAAGCAACCAGTTCGGTGCTAGTTCTACCGGCTTACGGTGCAATGTAATGTTTAAACGGTCAAGGTCAAGCATTTCCTCTAGCGTTAAACTACTAAGGCTGCGTAGTGCGGGCGCATACTGCGACACATACTTCTCAACTCTTATGTCGTGGTTGCCAGTCTTAAAATGAATAGGTCTGCGACCCATGATGTGGCGTAAGTCAGCAAGTAAATCTGTTGCTTCATTAACGGAAGCCTGTAATGTTCTTGCGTATTCGCCAGCATTACCCCTTGACCAACGGCTAGGTTCAGGCTGGTCAATCCAATCACCAACTATCCATAGTTCATTGGGTTTGTAATCCCAAATGAAATCGTGGAGTAGAGCAACTGCCTTTCTATCTTGATAAGGTACTTGATAGTCACTCAGTACCACGACTTTTTTAATCATGTGTTTAAACTCCTGCTCGTTTTCGTAGCCCGTCTGCGCCCTCGTTCAAGAACACATCATTAACATCACACCCCTCAGGCATGAATACGGGAAATACATTGTCTAGTTCACGGGATAAGTTCTTTGCCATCTCACGACCAGCATTGTCGCCATCACAAAATAACAAAATCTTTGACCAATCTGCTAGCACTCTGCCATAAAATGGTTTCCAGTTATTAGCACCCGGAAGTCCGACAGCACTAAAGCCTGCTTGTGTAGCAATGATTGTGTCTATCTCACCTTCACATACAACAAGCAACTCACTCTCTTGGAATAGAGCAGCAATGTTGTAGATGTGTGTACTTGCCCCCGGTCTTGATAGATACTTCGGTCCGTCACCGTTTAAACTACGGAAGCGGATGTCCACAACTCCTGTTGGAGTTAGATAAGGAATTGATAACTTGTCGCGGTATGGTTCATGCCCAATCTCAGGCTCGCTTACGAAGCCTAGGCGGAACATACGCGCCGTCTGTTCGGTGATACCTCTCTGACTCAGGTAAGGCATCACTTGTTCTAGGTTTTCCGCGTACTTCTGACTCGCTAATTCCAGTAATTCTCTCTGCGATTTTGATAGCCTCACGAAATCCAACTCCTTCTTTTTTCATTATGATTGAATACACATCCCCAGCCATCTCGCAGCCGAAGCATCTGAACCCACCATTGTCTATGTTTAAACGCGCTGACTTAACTCTATCACCATGGAAAGCGCAACGCACGGTAATCCACCCATGTCGGACAGGTATTTCAAACCCGTAATGTTCCAGTACAGTAACAATGTCGTGCTTCTTATCAGAGTTTTGCAAGGGCATCACTCAACTTTTGTACGACATAAGCATCACCAATACCCTTGTTGGCAGCCTTGATTATGACCAATGGGTTAGGTGCTATCGCCAACTTCTTGGCAATCCGATAGTTCTCTGCTTCCACATAGGCTTCTCGTAACCACCCACTCAGGTCAATACGACCATCCCGTCTAGGTGCTTTGGCTTCAACAACATAGAAGTCATTTGCCGTAGGAAGGAACACATCTCCTATGTCGTTTCTACCAGCACGGGGTAGGCGCTGTGCGTTTAAACCCTGAGTCATAAACCAATCAGCCAGTTCTATTTCAAAGGCTGCGCCCCTACGCTTGTTCGCTTGGTTGTTCATTTTCCTTTGCCTTTCTTGCTTCGGCTTCGTAAACGGAACCCCAATACAATTTGTAATAGTTCTCATCCAAACTAAAACGCTTCATGTGTTTAACGCGAGCGCCAGTATGGGTATGAACAGGAACACCTGCCTTCTTTAAGTATCTAAAGAACACAATGTCCTCACTTACAAACTGATTGTTTAAACCTTCCTTCTCTGCAAACAAAGAATAATCAGGGCAGACTTCACGCAGTTTAGGAACAACGCTCTTGTGCATTAAGGCTAAGCCCATACCTGCACAGTCAACCTTAATGATTTCATTTTCAGGCAATGGATGTATGTAGTTAATAGTAAACTCATGTCCTGTTTCATTAAAAATACATGGCATAGGCATCATCAATGCCTGTTCATTTTCTTTAGAGATAAAGTAAACACCAGTAACAACTGGTCGTGTTAACTTATCTGCTGTATCCCATAACTTTTTTAATACATCTTGGGTAAGCACAATGTCTGAGTCAACCCATAGCAACCAATCGGTTTTTACTTGGTCAGCCCATAGGTCAAATAAACTTTGTCGCTGCCTACCAATCTGATTACCTTGAACACGGATAGCATTATGTACTTGTATGTTCTTTGGGTCTTGACCCATAATAATTGTGTACACAAGTCCTTCGGTAAACTTACCGTCAGACATGCCATTATCGCACCAACCAATAGATAGTGTTTCATTTTTACTATGCATCTTTTTCCTTTATCCCGATAATGACTTCATCAAAGTCGTACATCTCTGATTTAATTTTCATGTCGTCTAGTATGGTCATAGCATTTTCAGCCATGGCTTTCCAAATACCCGACATGGTGTGCAATCCAACGGCTATCTCCATCTTGCAGTCGTCACCATGGTCATCCATTACTGCATCCCTTAGGTGTTCTGCTAACTGGTCAACATAATCTGCATACTGAATAGACTCAAACCAAATCTTTTGTGGGTCGTAAATCCTACGGGTTGCATCATCTAAGTTTTCAGCAATCATTGGCAGTTGTTCTACTATCTTGTTACGCATCTCATCTGAGATAGGTGCGTTATCAATCATCTGCCTTAACAACTCTTGTGAAACTTTTATCTTAGGCGCAAACTTATCGTTTAAACTTTCCTCACTCATAGAAGTTGTGGCTGTCCAATCTGTACTTGATGCTGTTGAAGGTCTGAAATCTGCATACTTGCTGGGTCATAGGACAACCAAATAGGCGTGCCACCCGTAGCATCAGCAGGACCATAACGATTTTTAACTGCACATACACCCATTACACCCTGTTGGCTGTGTACTGTAAGTATTAAACTCGGAGTCTGAGCGACCTTTCCATGTAGTGCATGGCGTGGTGGACAAGGATTACCTTGGACACCTTCGCTGGTGTGGTGGCAAACAACAACGGCAGCGCCAGTTTCTCTAGCCCACCATTTAAGTTCACGCATCAATGTACGCAAACCGCCCCACTCATCTTGACCTTCAAGCGTTACATCAACGGCGTTATCAAGCACGATTAAACGAACATCATCACCAAGTCTTTCACGGGCAGCAAGAACAGAGTCCTCAATGTCTTTAAGACTTGGTGCGCTATCAAACTCCCACATCACATGGTCAGCGGGTTTTAACATCTGTGCTGCCCAATCCCTATCATGTTCCATCAAAGGTTCAACTTCACCTTGTGGTTTACCCGTAAGCATTGCAAGCATACGAAGGGACATTGTGTGTGAGTGCGTGTCCGCCGAGATGTACAGGGTAGGTACTTGTGCTTGCACGGCTAACGATAAAGCCAAAGTACTTTTACCTGCCCCCGGCGGACCAGCAATCATTGATACTTCGCCGTGTCTAAACATTATCTGTTGTGATGCTAAAGATTGCCAAACAGTTGGGATGGTTGCCCCACCTTGTGAAGCAGTCTTTATGGCACGGCTAAGTAATCTCATTGTTACGCAGCGACCTTCTTATTGCACGCACTTTCGCGGGCGTTAGGGCATGCGTAGAACGCCTTGTATGGCTTGCCAGCCTTGCTAATACCTGCTGCTACAAATCGCATTGGCAATCCGTGGTCGCAAACAGGTGAGCCTGCTGGGGCTGGTGCTTGTGCTGCTGCACCTTGTGTACCAGCGCCCCATTGATTTCCAATAGGTTGTGCTGGTGCTACTGGTACTGGATTTAATCCAGCATTTTGTAGAGTTTGAATTGCTTGTGCAGCAGGATTGCTGCTGAGTTTATGCAACTCATCAATCGTTTCCTCTAGTTGCAAGATGCGTTGCATACGCACTTCCAATCCATCAAGGACTGTATCTAACTGTTGCTCATCCCATGCTCTGAGATTGAGTAGTGAACCTTTTGGTGTCTTTAAGTTCACTTGGTATGGTGCTTCATTACTCATCACTTGCTTCTCCTTCTGTTATTTC